ACCTTAGAGTCAAAGTCTTTATCTAGAAAATCCGTCCAGATATTAACCTCTTGGGCACATTTCCTTAACTTGCCTCTAAGATCTTCATAAAAAGATTCTCCATGTAGGAAGGCTTCAGTCAGCATGGACTGAATAGCGGCTAAAGCTAAGTCTTCAGGCTCTTGACCACTAGCAGTCATATGACCCATCTTCCATATGGATTCCTGATCGAGTGCCCCTACCCTACATCCTAACTGTGGGTGGTAGACACTTTTCCTTTTAAGGAAATCTATTTCCTCTTTTGGCAGAGTGGCTTGCGGGTTATCTGATTTCTTAGCATCAGTGATCTTCATATTGATAGAGTTAAAATACTCTCGCTTAGCGTAGAAGTCACATATATCTCTGACTTCTGGTTTAGAACCACTAATGAGATCATCTCCATAATTTACAATATGTTCATTATCCCTAAATTTTCCGAGTTTGTAGAAATCGTTCCCTCTTTTACGAATGCCGTTCCAATGAAAAGAAATCCGCTGGTGGAGAGAGTTTTCTCTACTATTACCATAAACGGTCATGGTATTTCCGGAAGACCATAAGTACATCCACGTGATGGTACCGTTCCAATTAATCAACGGACTGCGCAATTCTTCACAAATGCACGTCATACGCTTCAGAATTCTTTCGTCATATCCCATGGTTTCACCCATGCGAATGTCGAGTTTAAGTGATGCACACATCACATCAGTGGAACGTTTAAGGTCGTATTTACTGAAATCAAGATCAGTTAATTGCCCGTCACTTGCTAAGTCTTCGACATATGACATCATCGTATCCCATTCCTTGCTCGCGCAATTAACGCCGACCATACACTCAGATGTTAGTGGATATCGTGATTCAAATTCAACAATGGGCAGAAAATACTGCCTACAGACTAGAGCAAATATACACTCCATTATATAGAAAATCCTGACTTTATCAGAACTTTCCGCGACAACTTCGTCCTTCAGGCACGTACGCACCCATACACCAAGTAATTCGTTGTTGTCAAATTTAGCGATTATTTTTTCATAATATTTCATCGCTATGGGGGTGAGTTCATATTTCTTTCGCCCATCGGGATAGGGCTCCAGCTCCTTAAAAAGGCCACTATTTCTCTTATTACCAGATGGTATGCCAGCTGCAGTGTCCATTCTAAACGGACCCATATAAAAGGAATCTGGTCTACCATTAATAGCTTCTTCAAGAGTGAGAACTCTACACAAATCTGGTTTCTCAGAGATGTGTTGTTTTAGTTTTGGGAATATATCATCCCAATAATCATCCACTGCCCATCGTAAAGACTGGGGTGGAACCTCCCGAGCACCTTCGGCAACTTTTTCGAGAGCTGCATTATGTTGTACCCAGGGTCTCTTAAGATCTGGAGCTTTCCAACGGTTAGGTTGCTTACAAATCTTGCCTATGGAATCACTAAGTATTCCTTTCTTGACCCGAGACTTATAGCGAACTAATGACGGGTCGTGGCCGAGGATCTCTAAGCTGGGATATTTGTCCATAAGTGATAGGACAAATTCTTTACTTTTGGGGTGAATTCCTTGGTTAGGTATTAAATTAACACCTAGCCGCCTAGTATCTATTCCTTTCATCTCAGGTGTTCGGAGGTACTCAGGTCTTGTTTCTAGTTGTTTGAGAGCTGTTGCATAAGCCTCATACGTAATTTCTTGAGCATAACCAAGTCGCGTACCTATTCCATAAGGGCTACCAGAGATATGAAAGCCAAGGATCGCACCATCTCGTCTATCAGAGACGAGTGGAGATCCACAAAAACCAGCGCGAGTATAATGTGAGACATATGAAAGTCCACGACCGCAATCGTAACCTCCACAATCTATCTTTGTCTCGTATTTAGCGCTGAGATTTTCTACACTCCCTCTACTTTCTGGAGAGAGAAATATTAAATTAGATTTAACATGTCCCGTCCCAGTCTCTCTAGGGAGTAGATATGCCATAGAATTGGTGCGAGGGGCTTTTCCGACTTTTAATAAAAATGCATCTTTACCAGAGATTTTCACCATTGATTCAGGATATGCCCTATGTTTGTGTTTCACACCATTAGTTGACATGAAGAGATCGAGATATTCCACATACTCATTCTTAGATGGGTCTATATCGTCTCTTATAGCACTTCTTTTAAAG